CAGTATGGCCACGAATTCGATCGAAAAATCGCTGTTTTTGGTCCCGCAAGGGGTGCAAGACACGCCCGAAATGGAGATCGAGGTCGAGCTGGTGGACGACGACGGCACCCCTTTGGACCCCGAAAACGAGGCCGCAGAGGTCGAAATCGAGCACGGCGACAACCTGGCGGAGCATATTCCTTCCCAGGCGCTGACGAAACTGGCCTCCGACCTGGAGGCCGCCATCGACAACGACCTGATGGCGCGCAGCGACTGGGAGAAGTCGTACAAGGCGGGTATCGAGTTGCTGGGTTTGCACATGGAGACGCGCACCGAGCCGTTCCCCGGCGCCTGCGGCGTGTACCACCCCCTGATCACGGAAGCATGCGTCCGGTTCCAGGCGGAGCTGACCACGGAGACGTTCCCGGCCGCCGGGCCCGTGCGTACCAAGATCCTGGGCAAGGAGACGCCGGAGAAAAAGGACGCCGCGCGCCGGGTCGAGGAGGACATGAACCACCAGCTGACCGACGTCATGCTGGAGTACCGCCCCGAGCACGAGCGCATGCTGTGGAACCTGCCTATGTCGGGCTCCGCATTCAAGAAGGTGTACCACGACGACAGCCTGGGGCGCCAGGTTGCGATGTTCGTACCGGCCGAAGACATCATCCTGCCCTACGGTACTACCGACCTGGGCACGTGCAACCGGCTGACGCACCGGTTCCGCAAGACAATGATCGACCTGGAGCGGCTGCAGAAGTCAGGCTTCTACCGCGACGTGGAGGTGCAGCCCCAGCAGGCCAGTACCAACGACATCCAGGAGAAAAAGGACAAGGAAGCGGGCAACAGCCCGATCAACGACGACCGACCGGAGTTCTACGAGGTGCACGCCGACCTGGTGCTCAAGGACTGCTGCCAGGAGTCCGACACGCTGCCGTTCGATGACGGCGAGCAGACCCGGCCCTACGTGGTGACGCTGGTCAAGGGACAGTCGATCGTGTTGTCGATCCGGCGCAACTGGAAGGAAGAAGACCCGTTGGCGCTCAAGCGCCAGCACTTCGTGCACTACCAGTATGTGCCAGGCTTCGGCGCCTACGGCTTTGGCCTGTTCCACCTGGTTGGTGGGTACGCGCGCTCCGCAACGTCTGTGCTGCGCCAGCTGATCGACGCCGGCACATTCGCCAACCTGCCGGGCGGCTACAAGACCAAGGGGATGCGGATCAAGGGCGAGGACGCGCCGATCCGCCCGGGTGAGTTCCGGGACGTGGACGTCGGCTCGGGGACGATCAAGGACAACATCATGCCCTTGCCGTTCAAGGAGCCCAGCGTGGTCCTGGCAGGGCTGCTGGACAAGCTGATCGAGGACGGCCGGCGCATGGCGGCCACGGCCGACATCAAGATCGCCGACATGTCGTCCCAGGCGCCGGTGGGCACCACCCTGGCGCTGCTCGAGCGCACGCTCAAGGTCATGACAGCGGTGCAGGCGCGCTGCCACTACGTGCTCAAGCAGGAGTTCGGGCTCATCGCAGGGATCATCCGGGACAACCGGGACGACGACTACGCCTACGACCCGGAGAAGGGTGACCGCAGCTCGCGCAAGTCGGACTTTGCCATGGTCGACATCCTGCCGGTGTCGGATCCGAACGCGGCAACGCTCAGCCAGCGCGTGGTGCAGTACCAGGCGGCGCTGCAGATGGCCGAGACGTCGCCCCAGATATACAACATGCCGTACCTGCACCGCGAGATGCTGGACGTGCTGGGGATCAAGAACGCGGCCAAGATCCTGCCCATGCCCGAGGACATGAAGCCCCGGGACCCGGTGACGGAGAACATGCTGATCCTGCAGAACAAGCCGGTCAAGGCGTTCATGCTGCAGGATCACGAGGCCCACATGGCGGTGCACCAGATGATGCTGCAGGATCCCAAGATCCAGGCGGCCATCGGCCAGAACCCCCAGGCGCAGCTGATGCAAGGCGCCCTGATGGCGCACATCGCCGAGCACGCCGGTTACGCGTACCGGATGCACGTCTCCCAGCAGCTGGGCATGCCGCTGCCGGATCCGGAGGAGGACATGAACCCCGAGGTCGAGCGCCAGATCGCGCCGCTGCTGGCCCAGGCGGCTCAGCAGGCCCTGATGCAGAACCAGAAAATGGCCGCCCAGCAGCAGGCCCAGGCCATGCAGCAGGATCCGGCGTTCCAGCTGGAGCAGAAGAAACTGGCGCAGAAAGATCGCGAGATCGGGGTCAAGGAGCTACAGGTCAAGGGCACCCTGGCCGTGGCGGCGGACAAGCAGGACCTGGAGGAGGCCCGATTCGAGGCCGAAACCAAGACCAAACTGGCCGATTTTGGACTGCGGCGCGCGCAACAAGACGCGCAAATCTCCGCGGACGGCATCCGTTTGGGCAAGGAAACGGCCCCCGAGCCCACCAAACCTGAAGGAGGCGCACCGAAGTGATCACTAGCTTCTGTGACACGCTGCGGCGCAGCATCAAAGACGATATCGAGGCTCGGCGGGACCACCTGGAGCGCGGGATGGGTGTCGACGAGCGACATCGTGGCGAGATTTACGCCATGCGACGAGTTCTGGACATGATCGACGACCTGGAGAGCCGCGCGCGGCGCCAGGAAAACGGCGACGACATGCTTTGACGCCGGTTCGGTGGGTCGGCTCCACCCCGTCTTGACGCGGATTCGTCATGCTCGAAGGAAATTACATGGAACAGTTCGTTCTACCGGAGTCGTTCAACGTCCCCAAGCCGATCGAGGCGGTGGACCAACCCGATTTGATGGCTCCTGACGCGGTGAAGGCCAAGACCGTACCCATGCCGACGGGATACCGGCTGCTGTGCATGGTGCCTGAGGTCAAAGAGACCTTCGACGGAACCGGCATTCTCAAGGCAGAAGACGTGCGCCGCACCGAGGAGCTGACATCGCACGTGCTGTTCGTGCTCGAAGTCGGTCCCGAAGCGTACAAGGACGAGAAAAAGTTCAGCTACCCCTGGTGCAAGAAAGGCGACTTCGTGATGACACGGGCGTACGCCGGCACACGGTTCAAGGTCTTTGGTCGCGAGTTCCGGGTCATCAACGACGACCAGGTCGAGTGCACGATCGAGGATCCGCGCGGCGTGGCGCGCGTTTGAAGGAGAACGACATGGCAACACAAAACGACGAGTTCAAGTTCCCCGACGAGGTCGATGACAAGCCGGCCGCCGGTGCCCCTGTGGGCGACGAGTTCGAGATCGAGCTGGTCGACGACACCCCCGCTGACGACCGCGGCCGCCCAGCGCTGGCCGAGGAAGTACCGGACCCCTCCGACGAGGAGTTGCAGGCCTACTCCAAGAACGTCCAGGACCGGATCAAGAAGCTGACCCACAAGTCGCACGACGAGCGGCGCCGGGCTGACGCCCTACAGCGTGAGCGCGACGAGCTGGAGCGGGTGGCGCGCCATACGATGGCCGAGCGGGATCAGCTCAAGCAGCAGTTCGGGCAAGGCGCGCAGATCATCGCCACCCAGGCCAAGTCTATGGCCGAAGCAGAGGTGGTCACGGCGGAAGGCGAGCTCAAAGCGGCGCACGAAGCGTTCGATACGGACGCGGTGATCGCGGCACAGAAGAAGCTGTACGCCGCGATGATGAAGGTCGACCGGGCGCAAAATTTTTCGCTGCCCGCTTCACAACCGGAAAAAACTGATGTACAGTCGCGCCCATCGGACCAAGAAACCCGACCCGCCCTTGATGAAAAGACGTCCACCTGGATGTCCCGCAACAAGTGGTTTGGCGAAGGTGGCGATGAAGCGATGACCGGCTTTGCTCTTGGGCTGCACCAACAACTGGTCAAAAAACACGGTGAGTCATTCACCCGCTCCGACGAGTATTACTCGCACATCGACAAGGCCATGCGCCAGACCTTCCCTGATCGTTTCAAGGGAACCCAGACCCGTACTCCTTCTGTTGTCGCCCCAGCCGGGCGTGTGGCCGCAGGCCCGAAGAAGGTGCAGTTGACGTCCACCCAGGTGGCGTTGGCCAAGAAGTTCGGTATGACCAATCAGCAGTACGCTGCTGAACTCGTGAAACTTGAGCAGGAGAATGCAAATGGCTAACGCCCGTACACCCCGCGAGCAGGACTCGCGCGAACAGGAAAAGCGCAGTGAGTACACCCCCTCCAGCGCATTGCCGGACCCCGCCCCCAGCGACACCCACGACTACCGTTGGGTGGCAACCCATGTGATGGGCGCGCTGGACCCGATGAACGCTTCCAAGCGTTTCCGGGACGGATGGGAACCCTGCAAGGCGGATGATCACCCCGAGGTTCACATCCCGGGGAACAAGGAGGGGAACATCGAGATCGGTGGGCTGATGCTCTGCCGTATGCCCAAGGAACGTGCGCAAGCCCGGGCCCGGTACTACGAGAAGCAGGCAGACGCACAGATGACCTCGGTGGACAACAACTTCATGCGCAACAATGACGCCCGTATGCCGCTGTTCACGGAACGACAATCCGAGACGACGCGGGGTGCGGGATTCGGCAAAGGCAATTCTCGATAGGAGGTTTTTATGGCACTTGTTGCTTCTCCCTACGGGCTAGTTCCCGTCCAGCGCCTCGGAGGTACGCCGTACAACGGCGGCGCCGTGCGTATGATTCCGATGACGGTGAACAGCGCCACCCAGATCAATACGGGCGACGTGATCCTGATCGGTGCGGCTTCCGCAGGCCAGCCCAGCGCAGCCACCAGCACGGTCACCACGTCCACCGGCGGTGTGCTTGGGGTGTGCGTCGGCGTCTCGTACGTCGATCCCACCCTCAAGCAGCAGCTGTTTGCCATGTCGCTTCCCGGCGGCGCGGTCACGGCGGGCTACACGAACATCCTGATCCATGTGAACGACGACCCCGATCAGCTGTATAAGTTGCAGTCGGCCGGCTCCGTCGCCCGCACGGTCCAGGGCAAGTTCTGCGCGCTGGAGAACTTCGGCAGCGGCACGTATGGCAACTCGACCATTCGCGGCGCCACCCCTGCCAACACCGCGACGCTCGCCATGCGCATCGTCGATTTTGCTTCCACGCCGGGCGACGCCTTCACGGACTTGATCGTCAAGTTCAATTCGGGCGTGCTGATGTGGGACACCACCACCGTCCTGGCCAACTAAGGGGAACACACCATGGCAATCTCACGTGCCCAGCTACTCAAGGAACTGCTCCCCGGCCTCAACGGGCTGTTCGGGATGTCGTACAAGACGTACGAGAACCAGCACACGGAAATCTTCGAGACCGAGTCGTCCGACCGCTCGTTCGAAGAAGAAACCAAGCTGTCTGGTTTCAACCAGGCTCCGGTGAAGAACGAAGGCGCCGGCATCGCGTACGACACTGCGCAGGAAGTGTTCACCGCCCGCTACGTCCACGAGACGATCGCGATGGGGTTCTCGATCACCGAGGAAGCCATCGAGGACAATCTCTACGACAGCCTGTCGGCACGGTACACCAAGGCGCTCGCCCGGGCCATGGCCTACACCAAGCAGGTGAAGGCCGCGGCGATCCTGAACAACGCGTTCAGCCAGAACTTTCTGGGTGGTGACTCGGTCTCGCTGTGCGGTGTGAACTCCGGCGGCACCCGCGTCGGCCACCCGCTGGTTGGCGGCGGTGCCAACTTCAACTCGCCGGCCACGATGGTGGATCTGAACGAGACCGCAATCGAAGCGGCCGTCATCCAGATCCAGGCTTGGACCGACGAACGCGGCCTGCTGGTGGCGGCCAAGCCCCGCAAGCTGGTGATCCCGCCGGCCTACCAGTTCGTGGTCAAGCGTGTGTTGGGCTCGGAGCTGCGGGTGGGCACCTCGGACAACGACCTGAACGCCCTCAAGGCGCTGGGGACCGTTGGTTCGGGCTACACCATCAACAACTTCCTGACCGACCCGAACGCCTGGTTCATGCTGACGGACGTGCCCAACGGCCTGAAGATGTTCCAGCGTGTCGGCATGAAGACGGCCATGGAAGGCGACTTCGAGACCGGCAACGTGCGCTACAAGGCCCGCGAGCGTTATTCGTTCGGTTGGTCGGACCCGCTGGCCATCTGGGGCAGCTTCGGCTCGTCCTGATCGGTCGTAGGTTGACGTGAAAAAGGCCCCGCTTGGGGCCTTTTTTCTACCTCAAGAACGGAGTGCATATGGCAAAGTCACCAGCCTGGACGCGCAAGGAAGGCAAGAACCCAACAGGCGGCCTGAACGCCAAGGGTCGCGCGAGTTACAACAAAGCCAACCCGGGCAAGCCCGGGCTCAAGGCGCCGCAGCCCGAGGGCGGCCCGCGCAAGGACTCGTTCTGCGCACGGATGGGCGGAATGCCTGGGCCGATGAAAAAACCAAACGGAGAGCCAACGCGTAAAAAGCTGGCTTTGGATAAATGGAAGTGCTGACCAAAACCTGTACGCGATGCCGAGTCGAAAAGCCGCTGGACGCGGCTACATTTCCACCGCACAACAAGACAAAGTCAGGTTTCGACAGCTGGTGCCGCGCCTGCCGTGCGGAGTACCGGAACGCCAATTGTCGCGGAAGACATCGGGGTGTTATCTCGGACGCCGCCTTGGCGGACATCAAAGCGACAGTGACAGAATGCGTGATTTGCGGCAGCGTCGAACCCCTTGTTGTCGATCATGCGCACGATACGGGTAAGGTTCGCGGCATGTTGTGCAACCACTGCAATCGAGGGTTAGGGCATTTCCGGGACGACCCGCTGCTTTTGGAGTTCGCGGCGCAGTATTTGTACGCGTCTTCAGACCACCCCAACTGGGACGCATACCGAGATCAGGCCAAGTTGACGTCCGAGAAGACGGCCAACGACCCGAACAGTCGGATCAACAAGTCGCTTCGTGCGTGGAAGTGTTGACCTGTCGCGCAGTCGGAGTACACTATCCGCACCCAAGATTTTCACCCGCGCAGACTGGCTTGGCAGACACTGTGTAGACGGCGCGGGTTCAGCTCACACAGGAGTTCCAAATGGCAAATACAACCTTCTCCGGCCAGCTGCGAGTCGGTGAGATCCAGAACACCACCGGCACCACCCTCGGCGTTGATGTAGCAAACGTCGGCCAGGTCGTCCTGGCGCAGTCCGCGGCCATCACGCAGGCGGCGACAACCACGCCGACCAACATCGTCATCCCGGCCAACAGCCAGATCCTGCGCATCACCCTGTCGGTGACCACAGCCTGGACGGGCGGCGCGACCACCACGGGTGTGGGAACCTCGGCGCTGGCTACGGCATTCACGGCCGCCGGCGCGGTTGCCGGCGGCACGATCGGTAAAGTAGGTGTCACTCCCGGCACGGACGCGACCCGTACCGCGGCTTTCTTGGATGTTGGCACCAGCGACGTACGCATCGTGGTCACGAACACCAACACAGGTTCTGGTGTCGGCGCAATCACGGTCGAGTACATCCAAAACCGCAACCTGCTGTAAGGAGCCGACATGGGACGTCCCGTAACGCGGACAGTGTCGGGCGCGACCGGCGCGTCGGCAGTTGTCGCGCTCAACACATTGGCACCGGTGCCCTTCAACGTCGGGCTTCTGGCCGACGTCACCGGCACCCTGACCTACTCGGTGGAGTACACCTTCGATGACGTCCAGGCCACCGGGTACGTCCCGGCTTCGGGTGTCTGGAATGCCGTCACCGGTATGGGTGCGCAGACAGCGGACACCACCGGCTCCCTCTCGTTCCCGGTCACGGCGGTGCGACTCAACGTCACAGCCTGGACCAGCGGCTCCGCGACGCTCACGGTCCTCCAGAATCCTGGAGGTGTACATGGAAAAGCCCGAAATCGACG